GTCGGCGAGAGGGAATCCTATATTCAACCATAGAGACAGTTTTCTTTACGGTTGCGTACTTATTCTTTACTCCTGGTACTGTACACAGTTGCGTACGTGTTCACTAATGAATCCGTTTTTGATATTATAGGCATACTTTCTGGACTTTTGATTCAAGACTATTCAGTAAATCACGAAGCTCATTGATCTGCTTTCTGATTCTTTCAAACCCGTCGTAGTCCATATGGTAGTATGCTAAGTGCAATTTGCTTATTAGAAGCTTGAGATGTTCACGGTTATATGTGCTTTCCATTTATCTTTTATCCGGAAATAATAATGGATAACACAACGACACAAGCACTATCATTGATTGCTTTGATTACTTCTTTTGGAGGTGCTTTGATTACCTGGTTGAATCGTACTCGTATTGTTTCAACATGTTGTGGTAAGAAGATTACTGCGTCATTTATTATTGACCATAATGCTTCAACACCAGATGAAGCACCACCTCCTATATTGATTCCTAATAAAGCTACTGCGACAGTAGTTCGCGATCCTACACTTCCGAATCAAGTGGTATGATGTGGTAAGTATTTTTTTTCCGTAAAATATTTTGCAGAGCTTGGAGTACTAGGGCATAAAAAGTACACCGATTGTACCTTTCTAAAAAACTTTTTAGAACCTCAAATATATTTTGGGGAAAGACAAAAAATAATAATACTACATATGGAATCCATTATGATTTGCATAAGATCTCCTAGCATTTATATTTAGTGCATATGAAATTTCCTTATGTAATCCGCAATGGATTCTACTAGTGTTGGTTTATTCCACAAGATCCATCTTGATAAAGCACCAGGAGTTCTTGGATTATTCCAATCCTCTCGGCTCTTATGTCTAGCTAAATATAGCTTTTTTCGTTTTGGATTATTATGTTGCGTAAAATCTTCATAACCTAATGCTCCAAAGTAAACATGTTGCGGCGGATTATCAAATACCGCAACATACTTATTTATACCATTGTTTGCTTCATAGAATTTAACCATTATTTATTTATTAGTTAGTTAAGAAATTTCCAGGTAAAAGTAGTATTATAATCTGGACCTGTTCCTGTTGCTCCATAACCTTGAATAAATGGAGGTCCACCAACAATAGTAGGTTGGTTAACTCTACAAGTAATAACATCTCCAACATTCAATGATTGAGTAGCAGTAAGTTGTGCTGCCCATAAACTAGTTGTTGAAATGCTTCTTGAATCCATTATAACATTTTGTCTTGCTGAACCAACACGTGTTATATCAATAGAAGACACTTTTTGAACATTAGTCCATGTTGCAGCATTTGGTTGAACTGTAAATGCGTATTCTAATTGGTATATTCCAGCAGTATTGACATAAAAATCTGAACCAGTTGCTCCAGTAGGTCCAATATTTGAACCATAACTCCAAGCAGTACTTGGAAATGTTACAAATGTATCAGCTGCACTATTTGTACTTTGATTTGCAACTTTATAGTATTGTGCAGAATAGAATGGAGGTGAAGGTCCTGTTGCTCCAGTAGGTCCTGTTGCTCCAGTAGGTCCTGTAGGTCCAAGACTAGCAGAAGATATCACAGCTAGGATAATCTGGTGATTATTAGCAAACTCAGGATTACCACCACTTGTAACTAATGTTACTGGGTATTCAACATAATTAGAACCAGTATTTGGTATAGGAGTTCCACTAACTAACCAGGTTTGATAATTAGCCGATACATTCGCATCTTGAAGGATTAGTTGATTTCCTTGCTGAACCAGATTCAAGAATATATCAATATCATCTCCACCCTGATTGATATGGTTTACTCGAATATAAGTTGAATCAATTTGAGTTCCAAAATTAGACCAAGCAATGTGACCATTAGTTGGTATTGCTGCACTATTTGCTTGGTAATTATAGTACGAAGATGAACTGCCCTGCGGTCCAGTTTCGCCCTGTGGTCCAGGTTCGCCCTGTGGTCCAGTTTCACCCTGCTGTCCTGTTGCTCCAGTTGGTCCACCTAGTGAATTGCTAAATACACATTCAGCATCTGTAATAAATGCAACATCACCAGTAGAAAGAACAGTTGCTACAATATGATAGTCATTATCTCCAGTATAAGTTACGCTTGAAGCAAGAAAGGTAGCCCATTGAACTGGAAGTGCTGTAGAACCAATACTTAGAATAGCAGGTAATCCAGCTTCTAGATTTGCTCTTAGATTAGCAATAAATCCTATCACATTTCCAGAATATGATACATCTGAAACTGTAATCGTAAGTGAATCACCAACAATTAAATCCGCTGATTGTGACCAGTATGTTGCAGCTGGAACGATATTAGTGCCAACTAACCAAGTTGGATTTGCCGGTACACCAGTAGGCCCTGTATCTCCCTGTGGTCCTGTTTCACCCTGTGGTCCAGTTTCACCCTGTGGTCCTGTTTCGCCCTGTGGTCCTGTTGCTCCAGTAGGTCCTGTTGGTCCTGATCCGGTTGGTGGATATGGAGAACCATTGATTGTTTGAACTCCAGTGAGTGTACCAGGACCCGACATATCGAAATTAATCGCTGCTGCATTTTGAATAATAACATTAGAGTATGTTTCATCTGGTGTAACTGCATCTACAACTCCATTACCACCAAATGAACTAATCGCAGTTTCAATAAGAAATGGTCCATTAGCAATACCCGAATAGGTTAATGTATCGGTAAGCCCATCCGAAGAGCCAGTTAAAGCAGTAATAGTAGCAGTAGTAGTATTCTGGGTAATTATATCACCCACTATAAAAATACTTATTGCATCTATGGTTGCTAAAGCACCTGAAGTTTGGTCAAATAATGGCCCTATTACAAATGGAGTACCAAAATACTCCACAACTAAACTTGATGGAGTAACTGTTAAAACTTGTGCTGGAGTATTATTACTATCATTAACAATATCATCAACAGAAAATGTTCCTTGAACATTGCTTATGAGTAAAGTTCGTATATTTCCCGCCGGAGAACATTGATTTAGACTTAAACTTCCAGTTCCAGGTGTACTATTACCCTGTGCGTATATGTATACATTATTACCCATGAGATTGAAATCAATGAAATTACCATGACTTTGAAGCTGAGATACACCATCATAAACCATTCCAGTGTTTCCAGTCACACTAGTTGAATCATAATATAGCATTGCTCCCTGCGGTCCTGTGAATTCAAATCCTGGTCCAGTAGGTCCTGTATCGCCCTGCGGTCCTGTTGCTCCTGTATCTCCCTGCGGTCCTGTTGCTCCGGTTGGACCAGTAGATCCAGAACCGGTTGGCGGATATGCAGAACCGTTAATTGTTTTAACTCCAACAAGTTCACCAGAACCTAACGGATCAAAATTAATAGTTCCTGCATTTTGAATAAATACATTAGAAGACGTTGAAAATTGTGGAGTATTTGTAAGAATATTTCCACTACCAAAATCACTTGAAATAATTGGTGGTCCAATAACAAATGATCCATTAAAAAGATTTGAGTAAGCTATTGTATCAGTAAGCCCATCCGAAGAGCCAGTTAAAGCAGCAACAGTAGCCGTAGTAGTATTTTGGGTAAGTATATCACCCACTATAAAATTGCTTACTGCATCTATGGTTGCTGAAGTACCTGTGGCAAGACAATATACTATTCCTGATCCTATATACCGATCATTACCTGTATAATCTACAACTAGTCTTGGCAAGTTAACTTGTGTGATTGTTGCTTGTGCAGAAAAATTACTATCAGTAATAGTATCACCTATTTGAAATATTCCACCCTGAACATAGCTTACGAGTAAAGTTTGTGTATTTGTTGAATTACCAACTTGATCTAGAAACAGAGTTCCAGTTCCATCTGTACTATTACCCTGTGCGTATATGTATACATTATTACCATTGTGATTAAAATCAATAACATTTCCATGACTTTGGAGCTCAGATACACCATCATAAACCATTCCAGTATTTCCATTCACACCAGCACTTGTATCATAATATAGCATTGCTCCTTGTGGTCCTGTAAAATCAAATCCTGGTCCTGTAGCTCCTGTTTCACCCTGTGGTCCTGTTGCTCCAGTAGGTCCTGTTGATCCTCCACCCATCGTTCCATTCTGATTTGTAGCAATCCATAAGTACTCACCAGCAGAATAGCTATTCACCGAAAATTCAGTACCACTGAGAATAACTACCCAACAACCGCTTCCTTCATAAGCAGTTGAATTAACACTCACGGAATAATTTGTATCAGGAAAACCTGGCGATAGTGTAACTATTACTGAACTCCTAACGTTTTCCGCGATGGTGACTTTACCAGAGTAACCGTCCATTTATATCTAATATAAGAAATCAAATTAGTGAGCATTTGCTCGTTATTTTGATTTTTAAGTTTTAAAGTTTCTTCAACGTATGTATGACTGCATACCCTTCTTGAGTGTCGGCTTTCCACTACGCTTGCCCTCGCCAACCATACGCTCCATTGACTGGACGGGCTCGCTGACAGGAGCACCAAGAATGTCCTGCTCAGTAACCACGCCACGAAGGATACGAGAGCTACCCTTGATCGTCTCAAAGAAACCAGAGTTCGCCGTAACCGTGTAGAGAGAGACACCAGAGCCATACTTCGTAGAACTCGGTGGGCTTGAATCGTACGTGTATGGCGTGTTGTTCTCTACCGTGAGATTGTACTGAAGGGTAAAGTTACCAATGAGTCCAGGAGCCTGTCCCGTAGAAAGCTGGAAGTCACGACCAGGACGAAGTACTAGCGGACCACCAACAAGGGGAACAAGAGCACCACCAGCTCCACGAGCAAGACCACTCCACTCATTCCAATCCATCTCAAGACCGTTGTTCACGCTCATCTTATATAGCTCATACTGAGAGTGGTTAGAAAGGAGACCAGAGAAGTTGTCAAATGAGAGAGAGATGTTGGAAATAGGGAGAGACCAATCAGACTGCGTAGGATCAAGCGAACCAGCAAAGCTGTATGACTGGGGCTTAACGAAAAGCACTAGTAGGTCAGGAATCATTGGTAGAGTAATCGTCTGCGATGACACCTGAACCGCTCCCGGACCAACTGACTGGATAGGTGAGATGTAGCGGGGAAACTCCATCCATGAAACGATACTCTTTGCAGGAAGCGGTACATCAAGCGAGGGCGTAAGGAACTGAACCTGGATCTGAGCTAGCGTAAATGGTGAAGCTGCACCCTTCGTAGAATCCCACGAAACTTGGGGTACACCCTCAGATGCAATGCTATCAAGTGAGAAACGAAGAGAGCGACCAGGAGCATTAAAGTTCATCGTGAACTGCATGTTCTGGACACCAAAGAGACCCGTAGAAAGTTCATCTTCATCCGCAAAGATGAACGGGGGAAGTACAAGCTTCTCCGCCGTTCGCCACGTTACACCAAACGTAAAAGGACCAGCAGTCGTTGAGCTAGCAACCGGAAGACCACTAGGAGCAATCGTGCAACCACCACCAGCTACCTGGTAGAATTCAACATCACCCCAAGATCCATTGGGCACTTCGTCATTTGAGTATGCAGAATCATATGAACCTATGGATGAGTTCTTATATGTAGCCGTACCCTCTACATTGTAGTAGCGATCAAGCATAGTAGGGCACGTACGCTGCTTACGAGTCTTCGCAAGATCCGCAAGACGAAGTACCTGAGGAAGAACATCAGCCATGTTAATAGAGAGGGACTGATCGTTGATCGTAGCCTGCATCGTCGAAACAGACTGCGTGGTCGGGAACGGAGCAAGTGAAAAGTCTACACCAGGCGTTACAACAGGTTGACCAGATGAAACTGCACCACTCTTTGTTAGTGTTACAAGCACACTCGCTTCGCATACCCAATCAACTGCACGATCTACAAAAACGTTCTCGGACGGGACTTGGACCTGGAACGTCTGCTGGCTCGCCGAGTTAGCAATCGCACTAAACTTACCATTCGTGATAGAAACTGCACCCTTCTCAACCGCATACTTCGGCTTTTGCTGAACAATGCGAGGATCAATGACGGAATACTTAGAAATATCAGCCATGTTGTTTTAATTAATATACTATAAATTTTTTTAGCTCTGAACGTCGTGGATTCGTTTGAAAAGTAGTCGAATATTTGCTGAACCGCCATTGTAGAGAGTAAGTGGGGTCAAACTATTTGTAAGACGATTTCTCCAATAGAGCTGGACGTCCAAGTTTTTAAGGTCTTCCTTTGATAGTCCTAAGCTAGATAACTTCTCAATCTTCTGCTCGTACACAATGAGACCTCGCCATGACTCTTGTGGCAGAACTTCAATAGGGGTCTCGAGCAATACTTTCTGGAAAGAACCTGTGGTTGCATTACTACCTAAGTTTCCAGTACCAATTGTGATTGGTGTTCCTGAATACTCTTCGCGAACCGTAATGAACTGTGTACCAATTACGATAGAAGCAACAGGAGACCACAGCGAACTTGTTGACTGGTAATCCTGGACTAACACTACATATTGTGTTCCCGATGTCGCCGAAGGGAATAGAGATTGTAGTGTTTCAACTGTGTAATTTCCAGCAGACAAGTCAACTTGTACTACGTTCTCGGGATAATACAGTTGCTCTATCGTTAGAGCTGGTGTAGTTTCAACTACTCGTAGTTCATCTCCAACATCATATATAGTTTCATCAAAGCTTAGGTTTGTAGTAAATGGACCGCCCACAGGAGGTGTAAGTGTTGTGCTTGAAGTCAATGCTTGTGGAACAATAGTCCATGATCCTGATTGACCAGTTGAGTTTGTAGGAACTATGATTAATGTAGGATCTGTTACCGAAGTAATTCTTGCTGTAGAAGTTACTCCTTCATATGTACTTGTAACAAGTTGAAGTCGACTAAATATTCCACTAACGTTATTGATTACAAGTTTCGTTCCATCGTCAGATACAATTTTTGCTTGTCCTGTAGGAGTTGTTACTGTGTTACCAATACCAAAGTAAGACGTATCTTCAATTTCTGCTACAGTTCCAGCAGTTGATTGTATCTCTTCTCCTGGTTGAAATGTTCCTGTTATACTTCCGAGTTTAAGCTGAGAATTACTATCAGTCAGAACTAATGCTTGAGCATCTGAAGTTAACCCCAAAATTGTTTGTGGTACAAGAGTGCTTGTTAGTGTAGCAGTCGCAAGTGTACCCAAATCTGTAACAAATTCACCAGATTGGAATGAAATATTATTTGTAGGTTTTAGCATTAAACTACCATTTTGGAATGCAACAGATCCAATGTTTGCAGTTTTATTCGCCTGGACATCCGTAATTGGAATTCCACCAATAAAGAAACCACTATTTGTAACGTTCTTTACATTTAGAGTTGTAAGTGTTCCTGAATAATCAGTTGTTTCAGAATAAATTCTAATTTTTCCTGCATTTCCAGTTTGTACATCTTGAACAATCTGATCATCAGCAAAAGTTCCAACTATATTTGTTACAGTTAATGCTGTTGTAGTTTGAGGAGGTACGAATGTTTGAATAAAAGCATTGGAAGGAGAACTTGCAACTGATACTATAGTTCCTGCTGTTGTTGGTGTACTAGAAACACTTGAAATAACTGCTGTTGATCGATAGTTGTTATTCACAGTTGCTGAAAATACACCATTTGTAAAAAATTTAATTGTTCCAATTTCATCAGCATTTGATGGTTGAACTGCCTGTTGACTACAAGCATTATTTATACTAAATCCTCTTGTTCCACCACCAGGACCTTCAAAAGATTTGAATGCAACTTTTACTGTTAATCCATCTATTGAAATAATAGTTCCTCGTGCATTCCAGTTAGTTGTACCATTATAAATGTAAATTGTTGAACCTGCAACAAATGAACTTCTATTTGATTTTAATTCAAAACATGCACCTGAGCATACAATATCTGTTGTTCTCCAACTTGGACTATCGTCATCAATAAATGGAAGAACACCGAGAGAATCAAATGCTCCAAATGCTACAACTGGATTACACTGGGCTAATTGTATTCTATCTATATCTGCAGGTGGTTGGCGTCCAACTGTATAAATATTACCTACAGTATTCGTATTTGATGCCGGAGGATTCGATAAAACTTGCAATTGTTCGCCATCTACAAATCTACCATTATAGGAATAAACAACTATTTGAGGTGGATTTGCAGTTTGAAGAAGTGCACCAACTATAGCATATACTTGGCTTTTAGTTCCTTTTACAACATCTCCAACAACTAGTGCTGAGTTAGTATAACTACAATTTATTGTTTCATGTGAATACAAACAATTTGTTGTTACATCTTTGTCCCAGTTATATACTTCATCACCAGGTAATGGAACTCTTTGAATTATTTCAATGTCTCCATACGTACCACGTCCGTTCCAATATAAAAGTGAAGCTCCTAGCTCTATTGTAGAAGTTGTATTATAAACAGTACCTGGACCAAATGGAGGTGATACTACATTTTCTACTTGAAATGATGTTGGTAAATCAAGAGGATTTGGAGTAATATCAGTAATTTGAGCTGTGGCTGCTGAAGATCCTGAAAAAATAATTTGGTCACCAGGATAAAAAGAACCAAAAGTACTATTTAATACTAAATTTAAGTAATTTCCAGGAGTTGAATCAGAAAGTGATTGTCCAACTAATGCACTACTCCATGTGCCCGTGTTTGGTAATAGTGTTAGAAGTTGTGTTCCTTGATCTGGATTTCCATAAGGAGTTGGACCATTATTAGCAACAACTGTTGCAGAAAATCCCCCAGCTACTGCAACACTATTTCCTTGATAAAATACCTGTCCTGAAGGAATACCCTGAACTTCAACTACAAGAGGATTTGATGTTCCTGCCGAAGCAAAATCAATTAAAAAAGAACCTGCTGGGAATGTTGCAAGTGCTCCTTGAATTCCTTGTGTATTTTTTAGTGTTAGCGTTCCGCCCCCCAAATAAGCCATTCCGTTACATATCGCAGTAGCCTGAGAAATAGCCTGAGAAGATTTTAGACCATAGCCAACTGAATCTACAATTAGATCACCAACATAGAAAGTTCCACAGATATTATTCAAGATTAGAACACCAGTATCTTTGTATGCTACTCCACCAAAATCAGCAATAGTTCCTGATTCTGAACCTTGAATTTGCTGACCAGTAAATGGTAGAGGAACATTTGAATTCGCATAGAAAACACCACCAATTTCTTCTCCTGAAATACATGTTACAATACCAATATTTCCTTCAGTGTTATTTGCTACACTCTGATTATCTACTACAACCTTAGCAAACGCAATGCCATTAAGCAATAGAAATTCATTAGGAACAAAATTACCAAGAGCACCCGTTAGAAGCTGATTGATATATGAAATATATGCATAACCATTATTATCTCCTTGAATTTGTACAATTGTTGCTACAGCTCCCGTAGTATTATCTACAATTGTTTCACCAACACCAAACTTACAGTTTTGATTCGTAAAATTCATAGTTCCCCATCCTTTATTATCACCTTCGATATCTACAATCGTTCCACTACAGAGTGAAGGATTTCCTGGACCACCCGGATCTGCTAATGATGCAAAACACTGAACTATAGCTCCATTTCTATAAGGATTCTTTTGTTGTTGGTAATCAATCTTTGTAAATCCATTATCACCTGAAATTGCACTAATTATTGCACTATTTGCAGGAGAACCTAAAATTTGAACTTTATCACCGACATAAAAAGGTCCTGAATAAAAGTTATTTCCTCCTGATGTGAACGAAGGAGAAATTGAAAGAATACCAGTTCGTAGAATACTATTTGCACTATTAGGACCTTCAATTTTAGTAATTATTCCAGTACCTTTTACTAGTCCAGAACCAACATTTAGAGTATCGCCAACCTGGAATGAACCAGTTTGATTTATGATCGTTACTACATTCGGATCTCCACTATTTTCAGCAAGAATATCAATAACTTGGGCTGTTGCTGTAGAAGTTGTACCTTTTACAATATCACCTATTTCAAATCTTCCATTTTGAGCTACAAATGGAACAATGGGATTAAATCCATTTGGAAGTGTAGCATCTTTGTAGACAAGAAATTCATTACTACCACCTGATGGAGTAGTGTAATTTAGTGTTTCTTCATAACTTGAAACTAGACCGTCAAATGACTGACCACCAGGACCAGATACAGTTACAGCATGATTTACTTGAATTTCAGATTGACCCGGATATAAATCAGTAACCAAAGAAATAACTTGACCACTCACAGGAACAGCATCAGTTTCAGAATTTACTGTAACTGTTGTTAATTTCCACGATGTTGCCGAAGCATTTGTTGTACATGATTTAATTCTTAGAGTAAGAGATGTGATAGGATTATTTCCAACTACACTAATAATTTGCCCAACTGCATTTATACTAGAAGAAACAGCTGATGTTAAATCTACAAATACACCAGGTTTTAGATAAGAAGCAAATAAAGAACCATTAACTACATAACTTGCTCCGACAGTAAGTGGAGTTGCAAGACCAGTTACACTAAGTAAAGGACTTCCAAAAATCCAGTTTGAAGCACCTACCGAAACAACAGGACCAATCCACGAAACACTCATTTGGTTACCAGAGAAATCTGTAATTTTAGCATCATCAACATTTACAGCAGTAGCCTGATCAACCGTTTCAGTTCCAAGAGGAGATGTAATCGCAACACCAAGAGCACCGCGTGATGGATACGGGACTTGATCTGAATAATAGTTTGAATTAAAGTTTGTGAATAAAGACTCAAAGTTAGTATTGTATCCAACAAATGAATACTCTCCAGCTACATAACCAGTTGAAATCGATGATCCAAATACATTCTGTGCATTAGGTGGATTTGAAGGATCAAATGGAGGTTGAGATACCGCCGAACCAAATGGTGTCACGCAAGTATTCGCATCTTGCCATAATGAAAATAGATTTGTCTTTGGGTCATACGTAAAGAAAGGACACTTCGTTCCAAGTTCAACAGCAGGAACATCTACGTTTTGGGAAAATGAAGCAGTACTAATACTTGCACTTCCAATATCAGGCTCTTGGAAGATTGTATCACCAGGATTGAAATCACCAGTTAAATTGTAAAGAATTAGGGTATTCGTTCCTTCTTTGAAATCTACAACATAACCCGTAGCACCCGTTTCTAAATTTTGTACTAATCCACCTGTTGTAAACGTTCCATTGAGAGAATTGATTACAATTGTAAGACCAGGAACACCACCAGCAAGAGCAGCAGCTTTTACATCAGCCCATGCAAGAGCGAGTGCTGAATTCACAAGCTTTACCCAATGAGAATAACTATAGCAATAATAATACTCAATCTCTTGCTGAGGATACTGATATACTCCAATTTCAGCTGGCTTCTCTATCCACGTAGCCTGGTTTTCAGGAATCCACTGAATCGACCTCGTAGACTGATATACAAGTTCGGGAGCAGTCTTTGTGCCACCATATTGTGCTGTAAATACGAGATCATATATCGTATTGTTAGGATTTCTATTTAGTGATCCATCAGAGTTGTACTCGCGAATCTGAGGAATAAGAATAGGAAGATTCTTACCTGCTCCGTTGAGTGTGAAATTCTCTACGGAGACCGCATAGTTAGACTTGTCCTGAAGAATGGGGACACTGCGAGTATCCTGGTATAATATTTCAGGATCATACGTCTTGGACGCCGTTGCCGTTGAATTGTTAATGATTTGAGCATTGTAATATAGATAATCTGGATCATTCCCACGAACAAACCCATTACGCATTTCACCGAATTGGGGGTTCGCCGACGTAGGAAACCGAAAACCACCACTTTTACGCATTTTTATATATACTCTGGGATTATTTAATGCTGAATTAACTTGTAGGTAAAGTTTGTCACGAAATCATCTGGTGATATTCCTGAATCTAAGACCATTTGTGTGTATTCAGGCAGAGTTAAATGCTTAAAATATAGTCTTGTAGCACAATGCCGACCACACGTAGTTATATCATGATTTTCAGATTGAAATGGAAATTTATTATATACAATTTTGTATCCTGACTCTTTCAGAAGTTTGGATAGATAATGAGTATCCTGGTCAAATTTAGCAAGATTCTTTTTAGAAACCCAAGCTGACTCCTCGTCAGGTTTTATATTTCCATAAGGATCAAAAAACTCTATCTTATTACCTTTTTTAAGCAAACAAATCCAATGCCCAGTGTGTTCATCTTGAGTTAAATATAGAATCATTAATCTTCCCTTTTCATCCAAAGCTTGATCAATCGTCTTATAGTCTAGCAGATCAGGATAACTTACAATTTTTAATGTTGGAATCATTTTTGTGATGTCAAAATTAGAAAGAGAGTATCCACGCAAAGACTTATTTTCAGGAATTAACGCGTGTTTTTGCTGAATTGCACGTTCTAACGAAACACACTTCCTGGATACCGGAAATCCCGAAGCAGTATATGCTCGGAATGCATTTTTATACGGACGAATAGACATTTATATTTTAACCATATTATTAGTTTGGACTTGTACCTTTTATCAAATGGGCTGTTATGAGAAGTATGGAAGTATTAAAAAAGGCTTATACCGGCCATTTTGATAAGAAGACGTTTTTTTAAGAAAATTGTAGGTTTGAGTTTGGTAAGGGTAAAAGTATTACTATTTTTGTGGGATTTGTGTGATTTTTTTGCAAAGGTTGGGGGTCTACTTCTAGAAAAGTACAATCAATGTACCTTTTAAAAAGTTCATATAGATTATGAAAAAAAAAACGGGGAATCCTACAAATATATTACTACTTTTTACCCCTTACCTAATAGATAAGAACACCACTATGCTAAAAAGTGCGATTGTGACCAAATGGCCGGTATTATCATTTTCTAATACTTTCAATACATTGGAATTGGGGCATCATTGAAAAAGGTACAGGTGCAAAAAAGGACTTACATTTTTTTCAAAAACTTTTCTCGTATGTCATTAAATGCAATTTATAAAGGGCGATTGCCTGGAAATGATGAAAACGTTACCAGATAAAAGCATAGATTGTTTTGTGTGTGATCTGCCATATGGATGTTTGACTGCTCCTGCTGGTGTAAATAGACTAAAATCTAATGGTGAAATACGAACCAATGAAGCAGGTAAGATCAGTAATATGGGTTGTGCTTGGGACATCAAAATTGATTTAGTAAAGTTTTGGGAACAAGTAAAACGCTTAGCAAAGAGTGACAATACACCAGTGTTAATGTTCTGCACTACAAAGTTTGGAGCTGAATTGATTGCTAGTAATCCTTCCTGGTTTCGGTATGATTTAGTATGGAATAAATCACGTGGTGTTGGATTTCTCTTAGCTAATAAACAGCCCTTACGATCGCACGAAATGATTTATGTGTTCAGCAAGAAAGGTGCATTTTATAAACGAGTGGATTTGGAAGGTAAACCTTATGTTAAGAAATCAAAGAAAGAAGTTAGTGAACAGTATAATGTAAAAAGGACAGAAGGAATCAATACTGGTACAAGATGTGTTCTCTCAGTAGTAGATTGTTTGAATAGTTCAGGTCATCATAGAAAGGGAAAAATAAGTAATCATCCAACACAAAAGCCAGCCGAACTTTACGAATGGCTTTTGTCCAGGTATTGTCCAGAAGGTGGAACAATTCTTGATCCAACCGCAGGTAGCTTCGCATCATGCTTTGCTGCTAAAAAACTGGGACTCTCGGCAATTGGTATTGAATTAAATGAAGAGTTTTATAATAAAGCGAATGTACTCAATAATTTATGCTGATCCTGCCTGGAATTACACTGCAACTTCAAACAAGATTCCATCACGAGCAAAAGCAGGTCAATCGTATAATGCAATGAGAATGATTGATATTTATGATTTTAAAATTCCACCTACAACCGATGATGCTGTTTTGTTTATGTGGGCAACTGCACCATTGCTTCCCGAAGCATTATATACTATTAAGTCATGGGGTTTTGAATACAAAACAGTTGCTTTCACCTGGATTAAAAAGAATAAATGCGGTAGTAACTTTTGGGGAATGGGTAGTTGGACTCGTAGTAATCCTGAATACTGTTTACTTGCTACAAAGGGAAATCCTAAACCTATAAGTCATTCAGTACATTCAGTCATTGAAACAGTCATTGAAGGACATTCTAAAAAACCAGATTGTGTACGCGAAAAGATTGTTGAACTTTGTGGTGATCTTCCAAGAGTAGAATTGTTTGCCAGGCAAAAAGCTGATGGTTGGGATAGTCTTGGTAATCAACTTACGTAGATTCTTTTTCAAACTGATCGCAAACCCATTCATTTGCTTTGATTGTTACTAAGTTCCACCGTACTCGTTTATCGGGACATTCATCTACAAAATCACGATAGTAGGTTTCCACAGAACCACCTAGAAATTCTCTGCATCCATTCAGGTAATCTTCATAACTGAATGGATCTTTGAGTAGTTGAATCTTTAACTTGCGTAGAATTTCACGTTCGTATAGTCTCATTTCAAGTTGTAATACTCTTACCTATTCAGGTCACAATCCGTTTTGAACCAGGACTAAAACGAATCTGCCCTTGTTATAGTTAGAAATATTAACTTAGAATGTCTTGTTCAATTCCCAATCAAGCGACTCAAATTATGCTATCCTGGACTATTCTGTTTGAATCAGGATGTGTTCATGATCGCAATGTTAAATTTAATAAAGATGATTTGAAGGAACATTGGATTGATGAAATGATTAATAACAGCGAGGAATATGATGAGCAATGGTTTCCTCTTATTGCTACAAAATCCATTATGAATACGATTGATTGGGACTATATTGCTAAGGAGTTACCCAAACACCTAAATTATGACAACTAAAATTCAACATCACGGTAATTTGTCGAATTAAATGAAGAGGTCTATTACAAAGCGAATGAATGTTTTAGAAGGTAACTGTATTGATGTAATGAAAACTCTTACTGAAAAGACAGTGGATGTTATTATCACGTCTCCGCCATATTTTAATCAAAGAGATTATGGTGTAGACACGCAAATTGGTAATGAGCCAACGATTGAAGGATATATTGCAGTGATGACTGAGTGGGGAAATCAGTGTTTACGTGTTCTAAAAGATACTGGTTCACTATTTCTTAACATTGGAGACAAATACGAGAAGAAGGGATTACTTATGATTCCCGAACGTATCTGTATTGCACTATGTAGCAATGGATGGGTTCTTCGTAATAAGATTGTTTGGTATAAGCCGAATCACATGCCCTCTTCTGTAAAGGATAGATTCTGTTCAACTTG